GGCATACGAGATTTCGCGGAGTGACTGGAGTTCAGACGTGTGCTCTTTCCGATCTTGATTAGCGACTACGGCAATATGCATCCATGCCCCTGTCAGTTCCATTGCATACGACGGCCCACAGATGCCATTGCCATCATCAGGCCATCCCCATGCTGAAAATACCAACTTCCCATCGGCATGATAAAAATCAATCCCCGGCGGTCCATAATTCCAGGTGTAGATGCCAATCCCATTGACACCGATTTCGGGCTTGATGAAAGCCATCATCGTAAAATCACCCGAACCCAGCTGTACCGCGGGCGTCTGCGGAATTGTCACATCGTGGCCGACTAACTTTAAACAGTTTCGATTGGACATAAGCCATTCCTCACTGACTATCGCAAAATCTTGTAAATCCACAATTCCATCTTGGTTTAAATCCGAGCGCAGCCAACCCAGGCAAGTCGCCGGAAGGAGCAATATCCAAACCAGAGCAGTTATTTTATTCATGGCTTGCCTCCGGATTGCTCTGAGCGATACTATCGGGATTTTCGGTCTTAAAGGCGTTGGCATCCAACAGGCACGGCCGCTCCCGGCAGACCGAACAGAAGGTATGAATCGCTGCTATCAGCCGCTCTTCCTGGCGGGTTTTGTCCTGCATCAGGCGATTCAGCGAGGCCATCAAACAATAATTGCTGTAGACCAGATACGCTACCAGGGCAAAGCACAAGCCCAGTTCGCCGTATTTTAAGAACTGTCCCGCTAATCCGCCCACCGACTCGATTGAAGTCTGGGTATCGGTCGCCAGCAGCAAGAATGGAATGGCCGTTATGATTATCTTTGGAGTAATAGTCATACTGTACCTACCTCTTTAACATGGACTCGTATTTGCTTTCCAAACGGGTCGCTGTACTTCCAGCAGCCCTCATGAGCGATATGGTGCACCTCATAAACTGCCCGGCCGGTCGTAATTCGGTCACCGGCCAGCGGAGTGACCTTCTGCTGGTTGAGTACCAAATCCTGAGAACAGAAAATAAAGTCGATAGTTTCTGCTCCCACCGCAAAGCCCGATTCATCCTGAAGCTCCAGCACCGTCTTTCCAAGGACCGCAGCGAGTGTGACTGTATTGGTCCCACGGCTATAGACCACAGATTCAGAAGCGTGGGCTTTAAGCTGTTGGGCCAGATAATCCAATCCGGTTTTGAGCATGTTGGTCATAAAAATATTCCTTAGAAGGGCCAGGCAGATACCAGCAGTCCGCCTGGCCCACACAAGGAAACATTGAGGATTTTTAGGGTACGTTGATAGCCACCTTGACCCTCGTATTGCCGTCGGTCGAAGGCGCCACGGTTCTGCCCAAGGGTGTTTCGGTGTTAGTCGTGGTCACCAGCCCAGCCGCCGACAGATAGACCTTTGTGCCCACGGTTGCCAGGGCCGTTGCTGTCGGGAACTCAAAAACGCCCTTAATGGCAAGGGCGCCCAAGGTATTAGCCGGGATGTCGGATTTGGCGATGCCGATCATGGAGGCGGCATTGCCCGCCACATTGCCCAGAGACACAATATCACCCGCAGAGACAGCCACAGATGGCGTATAGTCAATGCTGTTGCCATCCTGAACAAATACTGTTTTGACATCATTAATCGCCATAGTTTATTCTCCCAAAAGAGGTTCTTTTTTGTAAATCGCTTACGCCATACCCTTCATCTTGACGGCGGCACGGTAATCCTGTTCCTTGACGCCAAAGTCGATATAGCCCCGGAATTGAATGCCCAGCGTGTTGAAGTCAGCCTCGGCCTGTTCAACGGTGGGATTTTCATTACCGTTGAGGAACGCCACTTCAAAGGCCGCCAGACGCGCCGGGTCTGCAAACAAATACCAGGCGATGGAACTAAAACCTGGGATGGTCGCATTGGACAGCCAGGAACTCGACACCACCTCATACTTTCCGGCATGATGGTTGTCCTGGGGCTTGGGAGACCCGGCCGTGGCCGCTTCGTTGAGCTTGATACTGGTCATCAGTAAATTGGCCGTGACCTTCAGGGCGTTGGGCACCAGCAGATACCGGGGCAGAATCCCCAGGGGTTTGCCGTTGGGTTTGGTCTGATTCAAAAACAACAGCTCGGCGGCCGTCAGGGAATCGACCGACAACACCGTGTTTGCCCCGGCAGCATAGTTGTTATTGCCTGCCGAGAAGAAGTTGCCGGGGTTGGATAAAATCAATGTCCAAATCGCATCGGAAATCGCATCGGCAGCGCCGATGCCCAGCATCGTCGGAATCTGGGCAAAGGCACCCAGGTCATCGTTGATGATGGTCTGGCGATTGAGACTGAACATGATGCCGCTGGTGTCGGCCTTGTTGGTAAAGACCTGCTCGCCCAGTTTGCCGTGTTTAAGTTCGCCATCAGCGCCGACCTTCTGGAAAATCAGATTATCCGTCAGGCGGAAACGGCTGTGGGTCTTAAAGTCATTGACACTGGCAATCTTGACCACCTTACGCCAGGAGTTCTCCTGATTGAGATAGGCTTCCAGCAGCATCTTGTTGGCGATGTTGCTTAGGATATTGGGCAGGCTGACTGTGCTGAAGGCCGCACGAATAAAGCCGTTGGCATCCCCCATAATCTGCGGCAGTTCCCGGCCTTCCGCTCGGGCAATCAGCCGAAACAGGTCATGGATGCCGATATTGCGGTATTTTTCCGCCTGATTGGTGGCCTGTTCGCCGTAGGCTTTCAGAACGGTCTGTTCTGGCATCTTGGCCGACAGGCACGCTGCGGCCTCAATCATCTTGGCATCCAGCCGCACCTCCGTATGGACCGCAGGCGCCTTGGCCAGATTGGCCTCCAGAACCGCCAGCTTGGTCTTATCCACAGTCCAGCCCTCGGCAACGGCCTTGGCCTCGATGTCGGCATTCCCGGCGGCGGCCTTGCGAACATCGGCAATGCGAGTCAGTTCCGCAGCGGCTTTGGCGCGAATTTCGGCAGTAACATCGGGCACTTGGGCTGCAGCAGCGGCTGCTACTTCCTGAGTTGGTTTAACGTCATCTTTAGGCAGGTCGAGTATCTCCTGTAAAAGGTGTTTATTAGCGGCTATCTGGGCCGAGGTTTGGTCGTCGGCCCCTAACATGACAAAACTGATTTCCCCCAGGGTGGCCTTGCGGATAATCATCGCTGGTCCTGTGACCTGACGGCCGTTGACTTTAGCGGTCTGGTCTTCAGACAGGCGTTCGCTTTTTTCAGCCCGGGCACCAATGCTGGCCTGCCATTTAAAACCTTTGTCGGCCAGGGTGAGGATTTGTTTAACACGGTCCGATTCGCCCAGAATATCCCCTGTCGCAAGCAATTGACCGTCAGCAACCTTAATGGAATTAGTCTGACCGACCAGTGAATCTAAATCTTGCTCGTGCCCAAAGAAAATCGGTTTGGCCTGGGCGCTGATGGCAAGACCGCTTAAATCCACCACTACCGGGTCATACCATCCGGCCACACGCATCGGACCGCCCGTATAGGCGACCATATTGAAGGTGCGGTTTTTGGCTTCGGGCTTTGCGGCCTCGATAGAAAGCTGCATACCCTGACAGGTAAAATTAATCGTTGTCATCCTCTTGCTCCATAGGTGTTGTTTTTTTATTGGGGACAGTCTCTTCCAAAGTCAGACCTTTTTGCCTGCAGTAGGCAACCTCAATAGCCCTCTGGTCCAGTTCCTGACGCCAGTCTTTACCTTGTTTGGCATACTCTTCTGCCAGAGTGGTGGTATTACTGCGCAGGCGTGTCTCCTGGGCATTGGATTCCTTGGCTGGGTCGACGTGTTCGCGGCCATCCCAGAACCACTTGTGCGGAAAGGATTGAATGGACCGAATGGACAACGGTAAAGGTGAACCGGCCAAAATGGCCATATCCAGCCATTGCATCAAAATCGGGTCGAGTATCGTCAGTTCAATGTCACTTCTATCGACATCGATGGTTTTGCCGTACATCTGGTAATCGAGACGACCGCTGGCATAGTTGTATTGAGAGCTATTGCCAATGGCCACACCCAAAGGAAGATTCATACAGCGTGCAATCTCATTGAGGATAGACCTCACGAACTCCGCATAGGTCGTGATGGGCTGATTGGCCTCGATTTGGCCGAGTTTCCAACCCTCCGGCAGCGTGGTGGCCATGCGTTTTTCCAGTTCCACCACATC